CTGCAACTGCGAAAAGCAGAAGCGGATTACTATCGTCTACGGCGTGATAAAGGTAAATACTTTCGCGGCGAAATGACTATGGATGAATTGCAAGATAGAGGCTGGGACCAGTATCAAGGCCTAAAGCCATTGAAGCATGACATGGAAGACCGCATCAATTGCGATGAAGATATCATTCGTGCCATGGATAAAGTGGAATATGTAAAAGCCCTACTCTATCAGTTGGAGCAAATTATACGCTCACTAAATAGTAGAACATGGGATATTAAAAATGCCATTGAGTGGACTAAATTTACAAACGGACTAATGTGAGTGATCTAACAGTTTCCAAAAAAAATGAAGTGCATCTAAAGGTCGATTGTGACCCAGGTATTGCACAAGAAATAAACGATTACTTCACTTTTGAAGTCCCGGGCGCACGTTTCATGCCAACGTATCGTGCTAAACTATGGGACGGTAAAGCCAGACTGTTCAATATCTGGACAAAAGAACTGTATGTTGGCCTATTACCATATCTTAGAGAGTTTGCGGAGAGACTAGACTACACCGTAGATGTTGACATGGAACGCATCGGTGACCCAGTTACCATAGAAGATGTGCAGAAGTTCGCGGAATCTTTGAACTTACACAGTCAAGATAAACCGATTGAGACTAGAGACTACCAGTTAGAAGCGGTCAAATATGCCATTCGTATCGGTCGCACGTTGCTGCTATCACCTACCGCATCTGGTAAGTCGCTCATCATCTATCTGCTAATGCGTTATCATCAACAGTTTGGGCGTAAACAACTTATCATTGTTCCTACTACTTCGCTGGTTGAACAAATGTATAAGGACTTCCAAGACTACGCATCACACACTGACTGGTACGTATCTCAGAACTGCGCCAAGATTTATGCTGGTCACGAAAAATCAAACGAAGCCTCTATTGTAATTTCCACGTGGCAGTCCATCTACAAGCTACCGAAAAAATTCTTTGATGAGTTCGATGTAATCTATGGCGATGAAGCGCACTTGTTCAAAGCAAAGTCGCTAACATCTATCTTTGACAAATGCGTCAACACAAAGTATCGCATCGGTACCACCGGAACATTGGATGGAATGAAGACACATAAACTCATTCTTGAGGGTCTATTCGGTAAAGTTAAAAAAGTTATCTCGACTAAAGAACTGATGGACCAAGGCTCGGTGGCTGACCTTGATATTCACTGCATTCTTCTAGACTATACGGACGAGGAAAAGAAGGCTCTAAAGACCTACACGTATCAACAGGAAATGGACTGGCTGGTTGCTCACCCCAAGCGCAACAATGTCATTAAGAATCTGGCCACCACTCAAACGGGCAACACGCTAGTCCTGTTTCAGTTTGTTGAAAAGCACGGCCAAGTTTTGTATGACTTGATTGACAATAAGGTCGGAGACACTCGCCAAGTTTTCTTTGTCCATGGTGGTACAGATACGCAACAGCGAGAAGCGATTAGAGATATCACAGAAAAAGAAAAAGACGCCATCATCATAGCGTCCTACGGTACGTTTTCAACGGGTATAAATATAAGAAATCTGCACAACGTCATCTTTGCATCCCCTTCCAAATCTCGTATCCGAAATCTACAGTCTATCGGTAGAGGACTTCGAAAAGGTACTGACAAGACAATGTGTAGGCTATTCGATATCGGTGATGACCTAACATGGAAGAGCCGAAAGAACTATACTCTTTCCCATATGGTGGAAAGAATTAAGATATATAATGAAGAAGGTTTCAACTACAAACTAGTGAGAATACAGCTATGACCGATGTGACTGTTCTACGATTAAAAAATGGCGAAACACTCATTGCAGGTGTTCGCCAAGAAGAAAATAATATGTGTTGGCTTGATGACCCAATTCAAGTTGTGCCTATTCAGGTGACTCACGAAGGGGTAAGCGGAGAAACTTTTCTCTTGAAGCCCTGGATTGGAATTTCTCCGGATAAAAGTTTTCTTTTAAGCGCCGGGGAGATACTCACCTCTGGGTCATTGAAAGAAAATCTGCTACAGCAATACCTCATGTATATCGGCAACGATTCGGCCGAGCCAGTCGATGACATTGAAGACTTTGATGAGATGGAAATGCTTCAAGCAAGAATACTAAGAAGCAAAGGATTACTTAATTGAAGTTATTCTTGAAGAGCTACACTCTTCTTATACACCAAGAATCACTATATGTAAATACTTTTTTCAATAAAAATGTTGCTATATACAAAAAAATGTAGTATAACAAATTATATCATGATGGAGGCCAAATGGTCAAGAATAGAAAAAATAATGTCCACTACGTAGATAACGCTTTGTTTCTAGAAAAGATTACAGAGTATAGAGAACAGGTGCTGGCGGCCAAAGCTCAGCCTGATTATGACCGTAGTAAGAAACCTCGCGTGCCTAATTATCTAGGTGAGTGCTTCCTTAAAATAGCAAACCACTTGGCATATAAATCTAACTTCATTAATTATACCTATCGCGAGGAAATGATTCTTGATGGAATTGAAAACTGCATTACTTACATCGATAACTTCGATCCTGCTAAGTCTAAGAACCCCTTTGCCTACTTCACACAGATTACGTATTATGCCTTCCTACGCCGTATTGCGAAAGAGAAGAAGCAACAGGCTGCCAAATATAGATACATCCGTAATCTAGATGTTCATGATTTAATCACGCAAGACCACGATGGTGGCGATTATGGTAATGAGTTTATTGACTATCTTAAAAAGACCATTGACTTGGTAGAAGATTTTGATAAGCCTGCCGAAGTCAGTAATATTCCCAAGCGCCGACCAAAATATCTGGACAAACAAAAAACTGTTGACTCGGGACTAGATTTAGAGTAAGATGAGAACATAACTCTAATTGAAAGGCTTATTATGACTGATATTAACAATCTCAAAATCTCGACTCCAGGTGTCAAGACGTTTCTTTCTGAAAACTGGTTTTCTTTGATGATGGGCGGTATCTTTGGTGTTGGATTGATTTCTATTATTTCTAATGTGGCAGAACACCGCGAAGAAGTGCAGACTATTTCGGTACAGAACGCGGGCTGCATCTATCTAGAATCTTCGAAGCTAGGTGAAGGCCAGCACTATATGATTTGTAATGGTCAGATTACACTAAAGCGAGTTGCTGATGGTGAACAGACCGACCCCGAACAGGCGCTAGAGGAAGCAATTCCTGATGTCTCTAATGCTGCAACTCCTACGCCGGTTGCAGATAAAAAATAAGGTAAATTATGAGTAAGGAACTTATTGTTCCTGCAATCGTCCAACAGATGGTCGATAGTATGCAGGACAAGGCAACGCCGTCTAATATCAGACATAACTATATGGTCACGATTGAAAATATTCGAGACTATTGCGATAAGGCATTGGCACAATATGCAAAAGATAATGGATTAAAGCGTAAATGAAAGTAACTGATCCTAATACCGTTCATGTGATGATTGACTTGGAAACTCTTTCGACAAGAGCCAATGCGACCATTCTTTCTATTGGTGCTACCAAGTTCACTATCGGTGAAGGTATTATCGATAAGTTCTACTGTAACATTGATGCTAAATCTTGTAAGACTGCGGGGCTTCATGTTGATAAGTCTACCATTGAATGGTGGATGCAACAAAGCCCTGCAGCAAGAGACGCACTTCTTACCGACCAACTACCTCTGGCGGATGCACTGCAAAGTTTTACTGACTGGATTGGCAGAGACAAGGTAATGCCGTGGGGTAATGGCGCTTCGTTTGATATCAGTATCATGGAGTCTGCCTATCAGGCCGTTAGTCTTCCTTATCCTTGGCGCTACAGTAACATCATGTGCTATCGCACTGTTATGAATCTCATGGGTCTAAGCAATGCTAAGATTCGTGCAAGTGAAAATGATACGCATCACCATGCTCTTGATGATGCTATCAGCCAGACCAATACTTTACTTGGAATTCTAAAGTCATGAAAATTGCGTTGATTACTGACACTCACTTTGGTGCTAGGTCTGATTCCATTCCGTTTGATAACTTCTTTGCGAAGTTCTACACAGAAACATTCTTTCCCCATTTGGAACGAGATGGTATCAAGACTATCATTCACTTGGGTGATGTATTTGATAGGCGCAAGTTTATAAATTATAATACGTTGAAGAAATGCCGTGAATATTTCTTTGATAAAACTAGCGATATGGGCATTGATGTTCATATGATTGCCGGAAACCACGATACATTTTTCAAGAATACTAATGATGTAAACTCTCTGGACCTACTGCTCCGTGAGTATGAGAACATTATTACATATTCAGAAGCAGAAGAAATCAGATTAGACGGAAAGAATCTACTGCTTGTTCCATGGATTTGTTCTGGTAATTATTCAGAGACTATGGAGGTAGTAAAGAAAAGCAATGCACAAGCAGTATTTGGACACTTTGAGTTTTCAGGTTTCGAAATGTATCGTGGGCATAAAAATGACCATGGAATGGACACTGTTGACTTTGATAGATTTCCTCTCGTTTGCAGTGGGCATTTTCATCATCGCAGCCGTTCTGGTAATATTCTGTATCTTGGTAATACCTATGAGTTTACTTGGTCTGATTATAATGATACGAGAGGGTACCACATATATGATACGGAAACGAATGAGGTAGAATTCTTTGCAAACCCATTTCAAATCTTTCATAAAATCTACTATGATGATACTATTAGTGATCCTAATAGTATGGACCTTGGACCAATTGTTGGCAGCTGCGTAAGACTAGTTGTGGTCAAGAAAACAGACTTCTATAAGTTTGACCGCTTTGTCGATAAGTTATATGACCTAAATCTAATTGAACTTAAAATCATTGAAGACTTTTCCGAATTTGAAACGGAAGCAATGGATGATGAAGAACTAAATGTAGAAGATACAATGTCTGTCCTATCCGATTTTGTTGATACAATTCAAACAGATTTGGAAAAGAACCGTATTAAGTCTATTCTGCAAACACTCTATGTTGAGGCACAGAACGTTACTGTATGATTATTTTTAACACAATTCGCTGGAAGAACTTTCTTTCGACAGGTAACCAGTTCACTGAAATTAAACTTGACCGTTCACCTAATACTCTCATAGTTGGTGAGAACGGTGGTGGTAAGTCTACAATGCTTGACGCATTGTGCTTTAGTCTTTTCGGTAAGCCGTTTCGCAACATCAACAAGCCGCAGTTGGTAAACTCCATCAACAAGAAGCAACTTCTGGTCGAAGTAGAGTTTCAGTCTGGCCGCAAGTCGTATAAGATTGTGCGTGGCATCAAGCCAGGTCTTTTTGAAATCTATGTTGATGGCGAACTGTTGAACCAAGATGCTGCCGCTCGTGACTATCAGAAGTATCTTGAGGAATCTATTCTCA